CGGGCTGGCCGGCGTCGATAGCCGCTTGGTCGCGGACCGCTTCGTCCATGCGATGCCAGCGGCGGAGATGAGCCAGGATATGCGATCCGAGCCGCATTTGTGGCTGGCGCTTCTTGGTCTGCCCGACGTTGCGGCCGCGACGATGCAAGGTGGCCTGATCGAAATCCACCCATCCGCCTGACGTGTTCGGCATCCATTGGACGCTCATGACCGCGCCGCTGCGTGTGCCGGTATAGAGGCTCAGCAGGATGAATCGGGCAAGGTGGGGTTTCTTGGCATTGTGGTAGCTGGTGTCTCGACGCCAGCAGCTCTGAACCTTGCGCGTCGCCAAATCCGTCCATTGAAGCTTGTACCAGCCAAGCGCACCGGCCAACAGTTGGGCGGCTTCCGATCTGGTCAGCCAGTCCTTCTTCCCCTCTGGGCGCTCCGGGCGCGTCACGATCGGCACAGAATCCAGCGGGCCATGCTCCCGGTGCCAATAGCGGATAGCCGCCGCCAGCACCGCCAGCTCGCGCCGCACGGTCCCCGGCTTCACTCCCTTCCCATAGCGATACTGCGCATATTCCCGGCAAGTCGTGCCGCGGATTTCCATCAACGTCTTGTCCTCCCAATAGGGAAGCAGCGCCATGATGGCATGCCCGGCGCGGTCAGCCGCATGCAAGGTCGGCGCATGCTCGCGCCCATAGGCCGTCAGGACTTCTGGAACGCTGAGTTTAGCTGGACTACGTTCGCGGACAGCCGGGACGAATTTTTCATTGAGGTATTCCGCGAAGGCCTTTTCAGCGCCTCGGCTGTCGCTCGCGCCGCAACCTGTGCGGATAGTCGCCGGTCCGTCTCGGATAACCCAGACCTGCTCGTCGGGGCGGAGGTAGAGCCTGGGAGGTTCTCTGCGTCTTGGCATTGGTTTTCCATCAGCTTCCGAATAGCGCGGGGTGTGACAAAATCGGTCCGGCCTACCCGGAATATGTGGAGCCGCCCGCGCGCGGCCTCGGCTCGCAGTGAAGCAGGCTTGATCGCATCTTGGAAGTAGATCGAGCAAGCGGCCTTGAGGGTGAGTGCGGAATCGTCTGCTACAGCCATGTCGTGAACACCCTCATCAGAACAACTGTTGAAATGGCAAGAGCAGCGACAACAAACCCAGCCGCAGCGGCCTTGTGGCGGGGGAGGTGGAAGGTCATGGCTGGGCCTCGGACTGACGCAGTTTCCGGTCGATCATCGTCAGGCCTGGAAAAGGCTGCTCGCCTTCTCCAGGGGAGAACTCGAACTGGCACTCACCCCTGAAAACTTCGTAGCTGTCCTCAACGCAGGCCTCGTGCCAATGGGCGTTAGTCAGGCCTCCGTCATATGAGTAGACCTGAAATCGATAGCGCGTTCGCGCAGGGATCTCCCAAGAACACCAAACGCATGTGTGGGGCTTTCGGGAGACGCGCGTTTCCATTGAGACTTGCCCGTCGCTCATTCTCCACCCCCAGGTTTGCTAGATAGAGCAAGACGGCCGGCAGGGGTTGGGTCCAGCATCGTGGTCTTATCATCGCGCCAGACCGCCAGCCCTTTGGCGACTAGCGCTTGAGCCGGCCGATACTCTGGAACGACATGCGTCGGCAATTCGCATAGCAATTCCATCTGCGCCTTCGTCAGCCCCCTCATTGCCGTGACTCCAGAGCGGTGCGGTCTAGGCCGGGCAACGGGCCGCGACCGTGACGTGTCGCACGCTTGGCGCGTACCTTGGCGATCTTCTCGGGGGTCTGGAGCGCCGTTAGATCGGCCTCGGCGCAAGCCATCATGTCCCAGCCACCGACGACGCATAGTGACGCCAAGGTCAGCGCAGTTGCGCCGATTTCTTTACGCACATCGCCGGGCGCGCGGCCAAAGGTGTATTCTACGAGCTGATGCGCCTCATCAGCGGTCATCCCGAGAGACTGCACCGTCTCGGTGGCTTCCTCGTAAAAGCGATCGCGCCGCTCTGACAAGTCGGTCGGGTCATCGTGGAACAGAGCGTGGTGAGCTTCGGCAACGCGATCTTGGAATGCCTTTACCGTCACCCCCTTGGGGGTGGGAGATGGGTGGGCGTAGAGGGGAGTGATCGTGAAGGCGTCGGTGAAATAGTTTTCGCCTAAAGTCCGGGCGTCTTCTTCCGTGTCAGAGGACAGCATGGAAAAGCGCCCGTCGAGCAGGAAAATACCCCAGCCCACTATTTCGCTCATGGTTTTGCCTCCAAGTTTGCAAGCGCTTGCGCTTTGGCCATCGCCAGATCAGCAGCAAGCCTGCCGTGGTCGGTCCAGTTGTTCGCGGCCATCCAGTGCGCATCGGTGTCGGACTTGCCGAATTGATCGCGGAGGATACGCTTGGTTTCAATCACCAGCGGGCTCATGACGCGGCCTTCCGAAACACCTTGGCAATCTCAAGCCCGAGCAATCCAAGGATGCCCCGCGATGGTGGCCGGGTGCCATTAAGAACGCAGCGTATGAATTCCCCGCTGAGGCCAACGCTCTCGCCGTATGCGTCAAAGGATAGACCAGAGGCGTCGAAGCGCTCGCGCAGCATTTCGACCACTTGGGCGCAAGTTAAGCCGCGAGCATCCCGAAAAGCTTGGCGGAAATCCTGCCTGCCTTTTACCGCGCTTTCATAGACCGATAGCGGCACGAACCCGAAATGCTCGGGTGGGGGAGCTGCGCCTAGCATTGCGCGATATTTGGCGTCTAAATCCGACTTCGGATCGAGATTGATGGCCGCGCTCGCCATTTCGTCAGTTGGCTCAACCGGCACAAGTTTCCACGCCACCGGCTCCACTGGATTAAGGGAAGAGGCAGCTGCGAGAGCGCGTTTCATCTGGCCGCGAAGTGCGTCAGGATAGAACTCGTCGGCTTTCAACGGACCCCGATCGTTCCATCCGTTCAACGCTGCCTCAACGTCCGCGTCGCTTACCTTGCTCACTTCGGCTCTCCCAGAACTGGAGAGGGAGAGGCGGCTAGCATGATGCGCCACAAGTCAAACGGCAGTCCCAAATCTACTTGAGCCATATGCGCATTGCCCGCGTCAATCATGGCGGGGGTCGCCTCATGAGGAGCCAGCACCCATCCGGCCGGAGCTTGTTTAGCTAGGCGGCTGGCAAGGAGTTCAGAGGGGGCGCGGCGGTTCCATGCGGCGATAGCTTGGGCGGTCATTTCGCGTTCTTCATCGGCCTCGGGGTCGAATTCAAACGCCGGTCCACTGGCCTCGCAGTGTCTGCATCCGACATCGAACCATTGTCTCCCCATGTCGCTCATCATTTCCCGCACTTCGACTTCGCCGCCGCAAAATGGGCACGGCAACATATCCTCGCTCACCGTCTCCATCGCTACTACATGGTTTGAATCGTTCATTGAACTGGTTCCTCGATGACTTCGCCGGTCGCGCGGTTGACCCACACGCCGCGGGCTTGGGAATAATGGATGGGATCGCCGGGCATTTTGCCGGGACGTTGATATTTGTTGGTGACGCTCTGGTCCAAGCCGAGGCGCTTGGCTCGAATGCTGCGGGCCTTGGCGCGGTTGGTGGCCTCCGCGCTGGTTTTTTCGACATGGCACCAGTTGCAGAGCATTTGCAGGTTGGTTTCGCGGTTCTCGCCTTCGTCTGCCAGCGGCACGATATGATCGCAGTTGGCCGTCACGCCGGGACCGAATGGGCGGCCGCAGGTGCACCTATCGCCCTGTGCTGCGCTGATGCGGTCGCGCACCAGTTGGCCCGGCATGCTGTCGTCGGTGCGGCCGATCCACTCTGCGCGCTTACGAGGCATCTGCGCGCCCCTGTGCGGTGAGGTGGTAGCGGTTTCCGCCATCGGTGGGCTCGACGGTCAGGCGCTTGGATTTGACCAGATCGTCAAGCGCCCGGATTTTGATCGGGTCTGACCATTCGGTCGGGATGAAGGAGCCGCCACAATCGGCGATGAGCGAAAGCAGCATGCTTTGGACGGAGGAGAGCTTACGCACCGGCCCGCTCCTGCTTCATCAGAAGCGGCGCTACCTGGTCAGGCCAAATCCACCAAACCGGAAAGGCGCCCTCATCGTGCGCCCGCTGGAAATCGGCGCCGTTGCGAACGCAGCGACCTTTTTGGTCGAAGCACATGGCAGTGAAATGCGGGCCGCGCCATCCCTTCGTATCGCCATGCTCGGTATTGCAATATTGCTGGTGGCACGTGAGCCAAGACGAGGCCTTGTTTACCCACTGCTGGTGACTGGTGAAGCATTGACCCTCGACCGCCACGAATGGCTTTTTCTCGGTCATGCTGCCCTCTCAGCAAGATCGAGGAAGCCGCCCTTGATGGTTTCGGTGAGCTGGACGCCGTGCATGTCGCAGAAAGCTATCGTGTAGGTAATCAGGCTCGCAGCACGTGCCACACCCATTTTGGCGCTGCTCTCGCGAATGGCGACGAACTCACCTTCCAGGCCGGGAACGACTTCGCCAGCCGTGCCAGTTGCAACCGCGTGGCCGCTGATCAGTAGCGCCTTCCATTCATCGAGGCTGCGGCGCTTGCCGGCGAACTCCAGTGTGGAATGCGCCAGGTCGTGGCAGATGGCGTGGAACTTGGCGTTCTGGTCGGTGCTGCGCGTCTTTGGGCCGATGGTGACGACAAACCCATCAAGGGCGTTGCGCAGCTCTACGAAGGCATTGGCGCGCACCTGGGGATTGATCAGGACGAAGGTTTTCTTGTCGGTCATCTCCATCCCTCATCTTTGAGCCGCGCGTCCGCCTGCTTCTCGCACCACTTGAACAGCCGATAGAGCGGACGGAGTATCCAGCGCCGCCGCGGCCAGCGGATCATGTCGACAGCGACAAGTGCCGATGCGCGTTGAGCGTCCTTCTCGACCTTGCGGGTTTCTTCTGCGTCGTTGGTCATCGTTTGTGCCTTTCTCCCCGGCGCCCTGTGGGGACTTGGGGCAGGAGCGCCGGGGTTGAAACTGGTTATCCGCGAAGGTTGCGGACGGCTTCGGCACTCTCTGGAGGCAGATCGCCGGGGAATGGGATTTCGCCTTCCATCGCATCGAACCCGAATGGGTCGGGTGCCTTGGTCGATTGCGCCTTAAGAGCCGCTTGTCGCTCGTTGCAGATCGCAGCCAGGTCGTCGTAGAGGGCTTGGGAAAGGTCGCGTTCGGGGATTTCCGTGATCTTAACCCAGATCGCTTGGAGAGCTGGAATGGTCGCTGCTGCGCGCAGATCGGCGGCGGCTCGGTCGAAGATCGAAACCGTGGGGCGGGGCAACTGCTGCGGGCGCTCTGCCTGCTCGCCAGCGGCTTGGGCGTCATCATCCTTAGCGGCTGCAATGCCGACTGCCGCCTTGAGCGTGTACCGCTGCAAATAGGTCACGGCGCTGCCGAGCGACTGGATGGCGTTCTTCTTGCCGCTGGTATCAAACCCGGCCGCTAGCGTCGTTTCCTCGCTGTGCCCGTCCCGGTGCGAGATGATGCACGTTACAGCCACGCCCTTTTCGTTGCTCTGGGTGCGCCAGCGGAACGAGAGGCCGACATTGGCCATGATGGGCGAAATCACCTCTGTCACCGCCGACAGGTCTTCGTATTTGTAGGCAGCCCCACCGTTGCCGAAATCAGCCGACTGCTTCTTGAGGACGGTCGGCATGTCCTGCCGCAAGGTCGCCATCGCGTCGTCAAAGGCCTTGCGAGCCTGAAACGCATCGTAGCGCTCGTTCATGGCCAAGAGCTTTTCCATGACCTCGATACCGGCGCCGCTGGCAAT